CGCCTCTGTCCTGCTGGATGTGCCGAAGGCAGGATTCAGCGTAGCAGAAATCGTTGCGGCCTGGAAGGGCCTTAGCGACATGCTCGCTGCGTCCTCCTACGGCATGGTCACCCGCCTTGCGGGCGGCGAATCGTAGGATTTGGCTGGACTACCAGTGCCTAACCCCCACTGGGAGTGGAGTCAGACAGTGCAGGATCCATCTACCCGAAGGGAGATGTGTGAAAAGCCTGTTACGGCTCTACGGCTGGGTACTCGCAGAAGCGGGTACCCGGTGCTGCACGCGCACCGATCGCGATTGGAAAACCATTCGCGAGCGCGTCGAACATGAAGGGTTATCGTTCTTGACGATCACCCTGCCCTCGTTCGGTGAGGACCTGGAGAGGTCCCTCGAGCTTGGGTCTATTGAGACGCACGCTTTCCGGTCTTTCCGGAAGCGCGGAGCAATCCCACTGTTGTTTTCGGGTATGCTCTCTCAAGTGTTCGACAGAGAGTGTGGTACTCTCCTTGAAGAACCATCGGTTGAAGCAATTCGGTCCCTCCGACAGGTTTGTCGCCTGTTCGGGAAGATCGAGCTCCCGTGCTCACAAGCACGCGAGGTTGCTGCATACCGTCAATTCGTCAAGACAGAAGGACAGGTCGTTGCTGCCACTGCGGGATTGACTCCCCGCATGCTCAACGACTTTCGGAGGGTCGGTCGGTTGCTGTTCCGAACCGCCTTCAGTCAAGTGGAATATGACATCTTCCACGGACTTTTACTTCCGAAACACGGGCCGGGCGCTACGGCGGACGGACTTAGAGGAAACTCGAAGTACCGCCAAACCGAGTGGCCGGAACGTCTAGAGACTTATTTTCCCATGCTCGACATGATCCTAGGATCATATCGTAGCTGGGAGTCTCTCGACTCAGTGACTGTCCTCTCCCCGGAACAGGAACGACCGGTTAAGGTCGTTTCTGTCCCTAAGACGCTCAAGACTCCTCGGATTATCGCCATCGAGCCCACGTGCATGCAATATGCACAACAGGCCGTTGCGCGATCGATCCGGGAACACTGTCGGCACGACCAAGTCGTGTCGCGTGTAATCAACTTCGAGGACCAGACGCCTAACCAGCGTCTGGCGCGAAGCGCCTCAGAAGACCGTCGTCTTGCGACGATCGATCTCTCTGAAGCGAGTGATAGAGTCTCGAATCGGCTTGTCCAAGAACTGCTCGCCGACTGG